GAGTGAACGCATCAAGGCGGCGGCGATTGCGGAGGATGATGGCACCTACAAGGTGGGTCGCCACCATGACGACATTGAGAACGGCGCGCCTGAGAGTAAGCGCAAGTTCCTGACTACCGAGGGCCGCATCGTTGACCGCGCCGAGGCGTACCAGATTGCGAAACGCGAGGGGCAGCTAAAAGACCCCGCCAATCCCGGCCCCGACCTTTACAGCGAGGACGTGAACCTTGATTCTTCATTCGAGAATAGCGAACAGGTTGACCTGTCGAGCAAGACGGTGCTTGTTGTGTGTAACCCCCTCTTTGTCTCGATGGCCGAAAGGCTGGCAAAGGACTTCGGTAAAACCCTCCTTCACGTTCCGCATGGCGGCAGCTTCCCCACGGTTAGTGCGGGAATGGTTGGCTACGGGCTACCCGGCGTCGAGCTGGTTGACAGCGTTTTCGGCCCCCATTTTGAGAAGGTGGACCTGTTTGTGTTTGTCGATCTAGGCCATGCAGCCCTTCAAATCCAGCTAGAGAAGATGGGCAAGCGGGTCTTTGGCACTAGGAACGGCGAGGAGATGGAGGTTTATAGGGAGGTGTGCAAGCGGCACATGGAATCCCTTGGGCTCCCCGTTCAGCCTTGGCGCATCGTTAAAGGCATCACCGCACTTCGTGAATACCTAAAGGGACACGAGAAAGTCCATATCAAGATCAACCGTTGGCGCGGGCTCACGGAGAGTTTTTTCAGCCCGTGCTACGATGTTGTCGAAACCAAGTTGGACGCCATAGCGCATGACTTGGGCGCGTTTAAGGAGACGCTTGAATTTATCGTTGAGGACAACCTTCCTGATTGCGTGGAAATAGGCACGGATACTATTTGCATCGACGGGGCGTACCCGGAAACAACGCTGATCGGCTTGGAGATTAAGGATCAGTTCTATGCCGGGATGATAACCGAATACTCCAGGCTGCATCCTGTCCTTACGGAATGGAACAACGCGATGGCCCCGGCATGGGCCGAGTATGGTTACAGGTGTTCGTTGTCCAATGAATTGAGGATCACGGACGATCTCAAGGCATACTGCATTGACGCGACAACTAGGGCACCTTCGCCCCCTTCCGAATTGTGGCAGGCTTTGTTTACCAATCTTTCGGAAATTTTTTGGTATGGTGCCGAGGGCATTGTCGTTGAGCCAAAGCCTGCGGCAAAGTGGGGCGTCGAGGTTATCCTTAAATCGCCGTGGGCAAAGGAGCACACGCTCCCCATAGACTTTGACCCCAAATACACGGACCAGATCAAGATTTACAATTGCGCCGTGATCGACGGACGGCGTTACTCCGTAAGCCAAAACGAGGATATGGCAGAGGTTGGGGCAGTAGTCGGTTGGGGTGACACGCTCCAAGAAGCCCTAGACCATTGCAGCGAGGCTGGCGAAACCATCAAAGCCTATGGAGTCAGCTTCAAACTTGGCGGGGCTGACGAGGCTACCGCGCAAATGGAGAAGCTGGAAGAGTTGGGAATCAATCCGTTTGATGTTGAAAAGAAGGCATGATAGACCAATGTGAGGAGATGAAAGACATACCTGGATTTGAAGGTCTATACGCCGCCACAGAGGACGGGCAGATTTGGACCCACAGGGCAAAGCGATTTCGCAAGCTCCAAAAATGCGGTAACGGATACCTCTTCGTTAAGTTTGAAATGTTTGGCAAATGTCACTTGGTCCACCGATTGATTGCATCAACCTTTCTTGGCCTTACCGATGCTTCCGAGGTGGATCACGTTAATTCGGTAAAGTCCGATAATCGGGTTTCAAACCTTCGCGTTTGCAACCACTCCCAGAACAACGCGAATTGCTGCATACGCGCCAATAATAAGACCGGATTCAAAGGAGTAACCAAGCGTTCCGACATGGTTCGATGGAAAGCACAAATAGGCTTCGGGGGCGTTATGCAGACCATAGGATTGTTCACAAGCGCAGAGGATGCGGCCAAGGCATATGATTCCGCTGCGCGTGCCATTTACGGAGAATTTGCTAAGACCAACTTTCCTTAATCTCGACAATCCCCCTAAAAAGACATAAACCGCAAATAAGGTGCTACGCCACGGCACCGCCTTAAAGATGAAATCCTTCCTTAAAGTGGCGATACTGCTTTGCCTTCCGTTTTTGGCGCGGGCAAGCATGACCTCGACTGTTGACAAGACTGGTCCCGTTACCCTGACCAACTTGCCGCAGTCGGTCAGCATCGGTTTCCCGTTCCAGTTTTCGAGCGACGTTGTGGTGCTGGACATGGGGCAGACGAGCGGCGTGCATGATCCCGCCCTTACGCTGGTCCTTGGAAGCGACTACACGGTTACGGGGGGCGGCTATAACACGGCGAACCAGATGCAGGTTGGCAGCATCACTTTGCAGGCGGGCGGGCAGAGCAACGTCTTGGTGGGCGATCAGATCGTCATTTTGAAGGGGTCGCCCTTTAATCAGTCGGTGTCCTTTGTTTCAACTGGCCCCTTGACCATCAACTTGCTGGAACAGGCTTTGGACAAGACGACTGAGCTTGCGCAGCAAGTTAATGAGGTCGCGGGGAGGTCGCTGCAATTTGAACCGTTCGAGTTCCTGTCGCCTACACTGAACCTGACCAGCCGCAAGTCGATGCTGCTTGGCTTCGATTCCAACGGCAACATTGCCTACTACCCGACGACGAGTTCAGGCGGCTTGACGACCATATCGCAGGTTGTGGTTCAGGCTAACTCGTTCGTGGCAGGCGAGGCGGTCACGATCAATTCGAGCGGCACATGGGTAGCTGCGACGGCCAACAGCACGCTCGTTGCCTCCAACGCCGTTGGCATCGTCCAATCTACGGGCCTCACAAGCAACGGATTTACCGTCGTCACGGACGGCGTGTGCACGGTGACGGGCGGCAGTTTCACGACGGGCAGCATTTACTACGTCCCGCTCTCGGCTGGCGTCGTCACCTCGACGGCACCCTCTACTGTGGGTAATTACGTGTACCCGCTCGCCACGGCGAGCAGCTCAAGCACCCTGCTTGTTAACCCCTCGACGCCCTCGGTTGTTCCCTCGCCTACGACGGTCGGAGCGTACTCCATTTCAGGCAACGCCACGTCGTCCAGCGCGGCACCGTCCTCCCTCCAAGGCGGCATCATCCTTGGCACGCCGTCCTTTACCGACACAGGCATCGGCATCCAGCAAACGGGCAGCACGAACGGATACTTTCAGAACATATTGCAAAACACGTCGAACGGCACGTCTGCCTCGGCTGACTTCATCGTCAACAACAACCTTGGGACTGCAACCACCTACTACGGGGACTTTGGAATAAACAGTTCGACCTTCGTCGGCACGGGCTCGCTTAACCTAGCCAATGCGACGTACCTCTACAGCCAAAACGGAGACCTGTCGATCGGGACCGCGACCGCCAACAACATCCACTTCGTCTATTACAACAGCGGCACGGACGCCATGACCATCAGCTCGTCGGGCGTATTTGCCCCGTCCCTGCCAAACGTAGTCCAGAATGTGGCGGCTCTAAAGGCACTCAACACCACACTCATCGCCAACGGATACCAAGTTACGACCGCAGGATATTACACCGCAGGCGACGGGGGGCAGGCGACCTACGCTTGGAACAGCACCAGCACAACCTCCATGACCTCGCCTGCCGGTGTTGTGGTTCAGGCAACCGGCGTGTCCACTGGCCGATGGATCATGCAGTATTCAGGGCCTCTTTCGGTGAAACAATTCGGAGCCTACGGCGATGGATCGCATGACGACACGACAGCCATCCAAAACGCCATCAATTACTTTGAGGGAGTCGGACGCGGCACGATCTACATTCCGGGCGGCAATCCGACCACCTACGACATTTCATCGCCGCTTGTGGTCAATACGCCCAACATCCAAATCATCGGTGACGGTTCCGGCCAATTCCATGATGGCGGAAGCCTGACACCAGCTACAAAGCTAACGTGGACCGGCACCAGCAACTCCGGTGCGATGATCCTTTTCCAGACGGTTTCAGGTGCATCCAATGGCAAGATAAACAACTGTGGCCTTACAGGGGTATATCTTGAATGCAGCGGGCTTATTGCCTACGGCCTCGAAATCCAGTCCGTGAACTGGTCCCTGTTTGAACAAATCTCCGTGCATGATCCAACCTCGGCGGCTTACCTTTGCACCTGCTATACCTCTGGATCGTTGGCAGAGGCATCCGACAGCCAGCACAACGTATTCAAGAATTGCGTGTACCGCATGTTTGAATCCTCGGCCTCGTATTCGGCCAACGGATTTGTGCTTACTTCCGCGACGGGAGCCAACGCAGACGGAGCAAACACATCGTTCAATCAATTCTACAACTGCGGCGGAGAACTAAAGAACGGCGTGGGTTGGCTGCTTGTGAACGCAGACAATAACTGCCTATTTTCCTGCGGAGGCAATCCGATTGGAACAGGCAACTTGCTGACGATCCAGTGGCCCGCCGACAGCAATTACTTCTACAACATTTCAGGCGCTGGCGCGGGCCAGATAAAAATCAAGGGAACATCCAGCGGATACGGAGGCAACCCGGTTCAAAACACCTTCTATGCCTCTGATACCAGCAACAACACCGTGTTTCCAAGCCTTGATTCAGGGTGCCAGGTCAATTGGCAATCCTCGGGTGGGCTCATCTACACGGCAAACGGGCTTGTCACAAACGGGTATTCGGCCTCACCCTCTTCCGGCCAAGGCTCCTACGGATCGACAACGACGGGTGGTTCGGTCGTGATCGGCAACGGGTCAACCAATGATTTTTCGGTGGTCAATTCATCGGGCACAACGGCGGCAGCCATCCCGCACGGCACGACCAACTTTTCAGTGATCGGAAATTTTTCGGTTGGCGGACCAGCGCCGAGCCCTTCGGCAAACGGACAGGGGTTTCTTGGCGCATATTCCGCAAACGGCCTTGAATTGATCGGTCAGGGATCGACCTATGATCAGACGTTTTACAATAAAAGCGCAACGCTCCTTGCTGCAGTCCCGACAGGGACGACGACCTTTGATTTCTTTGGGGCATTCGGTTACATTACAGGGCAAAGCGTTGGCGGTGCGGTGACACAGACGACCAGCAGGACAACTGCCGTGACGCTCAATAAACTAACAGGCGCAATCACGCTGTTTGCCGCCGCCGGTTCAGCCACTCCGGCCACGTTCACGGTCAATGATTCCTCTATACTTTCGGGCGACGTTGTGCATTTCAGTGAAGCAAGCGGCACGAATCAGTATGCCTTTTTTTGCACAGCCATCAGCGGGGGAACAAGTTTCAATGTAACCTTTTATTCACTTGTTGGAACTGCAAGCGACTCGCCGGTTGTCAATTTTGAGATTATTCGGGGATCTTCAAACTAATGCGCCTTTTGCTTCCATACCAGACCGGAAACAGCGCCAAAGCGGGTACTGTTTCAATCTACATCAAGCTAGTGCCGATCCTGTGAGAAAGCTCCTGCCATTTTTGTTTCTGATGATTCCGCTTGGGCTCAAGGCGCAGTCGGTCCCGGTGCCTTTCGCTGGGCAGCGCAGCACGGCGGTTCTAACGCCCCAAGCGCCGACTCCGACACCCACGCCCACGCCTTCGCCTACGCCGACACCTTCGCCTACGTCGACCACAAGTCTAATGGTTTCAGTTTCGCCTACGTCCATCAGCGGCAGCGGTACAACGTCGGCCACGACCAACAGTTCCACGGCCAACGCATCAGGCGGCGCCGTGCCCTATACGTATTCATGGAACGTCGTTTCCGGCACGCCCTTTGGCCTCACCGGCAGCAGCACGCCCACCGTCTCCGCAACCTACGGCGGCAGCGCGGGCACCTACGACGCCGTCCTAAACGTCACTGTCACCGACGCCAACAGCAACACGGCCACCGCAACCGTCAACGCGCAGATCGTCCTATCTCTCTAGTGTTGACGCCGTAAGGGGATTCCCTTTATACCGAGCCCGATGAACCCTGATCTTAAACCTTGGCTTGGAGGAGCACTCGCGGCGTTCCTAGACGGATTCATCGACGGACTTCCGGTCGGCGCACCGACGGGCGGTCTTGCCGCGATAGCCGACGGGCAAACGCACTTGGATTTCCAATGGCAGCACATCGCCGTTGAGGTGGCCCACGTCATTGCCGTCCCGGTTTTCACGGGGCTTGCCGACATTCGCGCCTACAAGAAGGACCACCCGCTCCCCAATCTCTTCGTAACCGCACCCGCAAAACCATGAGCATCGACCCGCAAACCCTACTCGCGCAGGCAACGTCTGCCGCTGGCAATATCATCGCAACCTTCGTCCTCAACAAGCAGGGTGCCGCCGCCATCCCGACCCTGCAAAACCTCGCCTCACAGCTCCCACAGATCCCGGTAGGGAAGATTACGCCAAACCAAGCGGGGGTCTTGGCCGCTCAGATTCAGGGTGTCGCATCCCTTACGACCGCCACCGACACGCTTGTTGCTTCAAACCTCGGTTCACTTGCCGCCTTGGTCACGAATAGCGCGGCCTCTGCCACCTCGGGCGACGTTACAGTGACGCAGGCTCTCCTAGTCGGTGCCGCCCAAAACTTCGCCACTGGCATCAACAACGCCATTCAGTTCTACCAAGGCTACGAGAGCGTCGTGTCACCGCCCGCCAAGACAAGCTGATGGATAATCTTACTCCAATCCCCGGATACGAATCGTTATATCTTATAACGGAAACCGGAATGGTTTTTGGGGTAAAACGATCCAAGTTTCTAAAATTAAGAATTGGGAGGGATGGTTATTTTTACGTCCAGTTGTGCAGCAACAATAAAGCCAAAAAATTCTGCATTCATAAGTTGATGTCATTAACTTTTTTCGGTTCCCAAATGGTGGATCACATCGACCGAAATAAACTCAATAACAACAGGTCAAACCTAAGGCCGTGTAGCCAAAAACAAAATTGCGCAAACAAAGGCCCACTTAGCACAAATAAGTCCGGTAAAAAGGGTGTAAGTTGGGATAGGACTAAATCAAAGTGGCGGGCCGCTATCGAGTCTGACGGAAAATGCAAATTCCTTGGAAATTTTGACACCATAGAATTGGCCGCGAATGCTTATGATTCGGAGGCAAAAAATCGTTATGCGCAATTTGCTTGGTTGAATTCAGAAAACCACCCGAATTAATGAGCCTAAAGGTATTACTTTTTTCTGGTCACGTCAGCGTTATCTCCAAAGCAATAGAATGGGAGACTAGGAGTAAATATTGCCACGCTGCCATATTACTTAGGGATAACTCTCTGATTGAGAGTATCGAAGGCGTTGGGGTACGCCAACTGTCGCCGTGGACTGGTCCACAGGAAGGGGAAAGTGTTGACCACTTCACGGTGACTATCCCCTTTGACGAAGACAAAATTGAATCATTTTTGAGAGCACAGGTTGGGAAACCATATGCCACCAAAAACATTTTAGGATTTTTAGCCAAGGAGTCAAAAGACTTAGACCCGGGCAAGTTTTTTTGCAGCGAACTGGTTTTTGCAGCCATCCAAGCGGGCGGCGTTGACCTGCTTTCCCGCGTCCAGCCCTACGAGGTTAGCCCCGGCATCTTGGCATTAAGCCCGCTACTCGTTCCAGCAACATGACACCGCCCCCCACAGATCCCGGCGCAGGCTACAACCCGGCATCCTTCGATGCCAACTTCGCCACGATCTACGGGAGTCTCGCCAATCAAAACAAGATACTGGCCCGCATCGAGGCAAAGCTCGACAAGTACACGGAAAAAACCGACGACCTCGACCGTGAGAAGTGGATGCACCGGGGTATGAGTTTCAGCGGGCTCCTGGCGGCGTGTCACCACGTCACGACGCTCTTCAAATGAAAGAGCCGCGCCGTTGGATTGCCGCTTTCGACAATCACGGCGACATGGAGGACGCCGAGACGCGCACGGCCCTCATGGCCTTTAAGCGCGACTGGAAGCCGCATATCAGGATACACGGCGGGGATAATTGGGACTTCCGCAACCTGCGGAAAGGTGCGAGTGACGACGAGAAGTCCGCGTCCCTGGGTGACGACTGGGAGGCGGGTAGCGATTACTTGGCCGATCTTTTCGCGGGAGAGGGCGAAAACATCTTCCTTCGCGGGAACCATGACGAGCGGTTGTGGAACCTGTCGAAATCGGCAACAGGGATACTCCGCGATTATGCCGAAGACGGCATAAAGCGCATCGAGGGCATTGTGCGGAAGGTGCGCGCCAAGATGCTGCCCTATGATTCTACCGAGGGCATTTACCAGATTGGCAAACTGACGGTCATTCACGGCTACTTTCACGGGGTGAACGCCTGCCGTCAGCACGCCAACACTTACGGCAACTGCATCTTTGGGCATATCCATGAGGATTCGTCGGCCCCTGTTCCGTCACTCAAGGCGGCTTCTGCCGATGCGATCCCCTGTGTCTGCATCCGCAACATGGACTACGTAAACCAGAAGACGGCCAAGATGCGCTGGTCGCAGGGGTGGGCCTATGGCCTCCTTTTTGACGACGGCACTTACACGCTGAACAAGGTCCGCAAGATAGACGGGAGATTCCACTGTGCCACTTCCTTCAAAGCTTACTGACCGCGCTTGGGCTGAACTCTTTGCACGCGAACTCACGCGGCGAATCAAAGAGCCGCCGCCAAATCAGGGATGGCTCACGAAGGCCGAAATCTCGCGCATAAGCAGCAAGACGAAGGGTGCTCTGTCTAACTGGATTTGCGCCATGCGCAAGGCTGGCGACTTGGAGATTTTCAACGGCACGCAGCGAATCGAGAACGGCAATAAGCTAGGCAAGCAGGTCTGGTACCGCCCAACAAAGCGGTAATTAGCCGCCTTATTTACCGCTAAAGCGGCGGGAATTGGTTACTATCTAAAGGTGGTTGCGAACAGATACCACCTTACGGTAGTCAATACCTACAAATTGGCCACGACGATGGCCAGGAGCCCGCCAACGAACAGCATCCAGATGATGCGTGAGGCGGGGCGCGGCAGCGGATCGTACAGGCCGATGCGGTTTTCAGGGTGCATAAAGTACTGGTACATAGCTTAAAGCAGGCCCTTTTCCTCTAGGTAATCCTCTATGGTGCCGTCGTCGTCGGAATCGTCGTCATCCGTGAGGTATGGTCGCACATGCACGGCTTTGGTTTCCCGCAGGTTGGGCAGTCGAGCTTCATGCCGCAAGCCACGTCCTCCACGCACTCCTTAAGCTGTTCCACCTGACGCTTTAGGCGTTCGATTTCGTCAAGGAGTGCCTGTGTGTCAGGTGTCACAGGTCGTCGTTGCGGTTGGCGCTTGTTAGGCCGTCCCAGACCAGCAGGGCTAGGGTGATGGCTCCGAAGATCAGGCCGACGCCCAAAAGTGCCAAGGTGTCGATTGCGATACAAGCGATTTTGTGGGGTGGGTGCATAGTAGGTATAGGTTAGGGCCTCAAAAGGCCGTAAAAGCCAAGGAAACGGCCTAGAATGGCACGTCCTCGTCGTTCTCTGGGGTGGCTTTTGGGGCTGGCGCGGCCTGTTGGGTGTCCTTCGGCTTAAACTTGAGGCTGAAAAACTTCTGCCCCGCCAGCTTGCTGCCGTCCTTACCCGTCTTTAGCCAGCCACTTATCCAATAACCAACCCCATCAATGTCGGCCTGACCCGTATAGTCGGGGTGCGTTTCCTTGTCCTTTCGGCTGTTGCGTGCCAGGATTCCGCTGTTCGTGTTGTCGTATTTACTCATTTGAGTTTTTGATGCGTTCTGCGCGTTTTTTGGCCTGTGCCGCCTTTACGCGGGCTAGGTCCTTGGCGCGGTTTTCAGGATTTGCGAGCCATTTGGCGCGGCGTTCCCGGTTTTTGCGGCGTATGTCCTCAATGGTCGGCCCCTTGGGTTCAGGAAGCGTTATCAGCCCCGCTCGGATCAGGTTGGCGCGTTCGTGGATTGTAAGTGCGATCATGTTCTTGTTTTACCAGCCTTCGTATGTCGTCTGTTGCCTGCGCCACGATGCGCTCCTGCTGGTGTTGGGTCTCCGTGGCGAAATAAGAGTTTGCGTTAAGTTCGAGCACCTTGCGGGCGATCTGGGCCTCAAGCGGGTTGGCTTCGGTCTTGGCGCGTTCAAAAGCCAGCAGCCAATCGACGCCGGTTATGGTGGAAAAGAGCTGCTTGGTCATGGCATTGTGAACGGATTGCCCCGTGCGCAGTCCTGCCAAGGTATTCCAGCGGCGACCTGACGGAACCGCTTTTTCAAGTCAGTCGGATAGTGGATCGCGCCGTCAGGCCATGCCCAAAGCGCGAAGGGGCGAATGTCTTTCATTGGCTGCTCGCTGCGTATGAGCCGCTGCATCTCTGGCACGAAAAGGAATTCCGCTGGCCTGCCCTCGATGCGGGCGCGGTTAAGGGCGCGATGGGCTGTGCGGTCGTTGCGGGTCATGCTCATAATTTTCCCGGTGGCGGGTTAGGCTTGCTTCCCCTCCTGCGCGTTGACGATGGCGAGGCAGGCGGCGCGGCACAAAGTTGGCCCTTTTCCCCTGTGGAACTTCCCGTCACGCGCTCCTGTTGCTGAAAGGATGCAGTAGTACTCCTCGCCCTTTGCGGCGACGCCCGACTGATACTTGCCCCACTCGAACCCGTGGGGCCATTTTTCCAAAACCCGCAGCACCGCGTTGGCGTCGGTCAGGTACTCACAAGCTCGGGACAACGCTTGTTCCCTTGTGCCATAAATGGTGCACCAATCTGTTTCGCCTTTAGGCGAGCGAAGCAGGAAACCTACAGCTGCGCCCATGTTCGGAGTCGCAGTCCACCCTTCAATCTCCGCGAGGCGTTTTTCTAGGTCGGCGTCGGTCACTGCGCGGCCTTTCGTGCGGCGACGATGGCTGTGCGGGCGGCTTCGACTGCCGCCAGATATTCTTTTTTGCTTTTGCGGGTGAAAAGCCGCACACCGTTTTGCTCGTCGAGCAAGTCTCCCAACGCCTTCGTTAACCCCTCCTCGCGTTCCTTCGCGGATTCTAGCGCGGTCGCCAGTCCAGCTTTGCCCTCCGTATCTAGACACTTGCGGAGAAATCGGTTTTCAGCTTGGAGCAACTCCGCGCTTTTCTGAATGGCAGGAAACTTGATGTGCGCCGTGTTTAACCGTTCGTTTTCCTCCTTCGCGGCTTTGGCGTCGGCTTCGGTTGCGGCGAGACGGGCTCGCAGCGAATCGACTTCGGCGCAGGCTTCCTCGGCCATTGACCGCCACGAACGCTCTGTGTTGAGCGGAATGTTGGCTGAGAGTTCGTCTAGGTAGGTGCTCATGCTAGGGGTGGTTGGGTCGGTGGTCATTTGCTTGTTATTGCCGCAACTGCGGCGCTCATACGCTGCGTGAATGTCCCCACCGCCTCCGAAATCGCGGCCTGGATCTTCGGGTCGGGGTCTGCCCTCACTATCAGCGCGGGCAGCTTGCGCGAGTAGCTTAGAAACGTCCAATACGGCGCGTGCGTGACCCAGATGCTCATTTGCACCTGCACAACGTATTCGTCGGGCACAACGCCTCCCAGTAGGTACTTGATGTGGTTCGGCGCCTGCGGGCACTTGATTTCAAGCCCGCTCCCGTTTTCAAGCATACCATCTGGTGAGCACCCTGCCGCACCGTCGTCCGTCGTTATGAATCCGACGCGCTCAACCTTTCTGCCGGTGGTAAACTCGTAGAACGGTATTGCCGTCGTCTCCATCATGCGCCCTTGATCCATTTCGTAGCTGTCAAACATTTCGGGGCAGTAGCCCGTCAGCTTCTCGGCCAGCTTGCGATACAGGTACGTGTCAACCGCCCCGCCCTCCTTCACCTTACCCTTGCTGGTCACAAGCGCGTCCGCCTCGCTGGCGGTGATGACCCCAAGCCGCGATTGCAGCCACTCCACAGACCCTTGATTTACGTTGATTATCTTCACCGCTTGGCCTTCTTCTTTTCCAGCGCACGCACAAGCTCGGCGTAACGGGCACTTGGGATCGCCTCAAACGCTGCGACTCCAGCAAACTTGAGGAACGCCGGAACGTCCGCGTTTACCTCTTTGCACAAATCCTTGAGGAACGATACCTGCGACCAATCAATCGGCCCGCCTTCGATGCTGGCATCGTTGCCTTCCTCATCTTGGAAAACGTCCTGGCGGATCACGATGTTGAGGGCCTGCAGGAGCGCGTTGCGCTTGGCTGTGGTCGAAGCCTTGCAGTCGGATTGGGTATCGCTGTCCGCCTTGCCGCCCGCCCGCACTGTGAAGCTGTTGGCTTGTGCGTGCCCTCCGATGTGGCGAAGGTGGCAGGTTACTGTCACTCGGTTGTCCTTTGTGTCCTGCGTGAAGGACACGCTGAATCCGTTGGACTTGAGCGGGTCGCCGATCTGGCGCATCACGTCCTCAAAACGCTCGTATCGGCCACGGTTCGGAATCTCGGACGATGCCACGATCACGGGCAACTCCGATTGGAGCTTCACAAACGCGGCGTTAAACTGCTTCTCGGCGTCCCGCGTCTGCATACGCTCGTAGAGGTCCACCAAGCGTTCAAGGGCTACCACGTTGTCAGCGGTTACTCCCTTCTCAATGACGGCCTGCATCATGGAAGGGACGGACGGCGCAACGCGCTCGTCGTTTAGGGATAGTTCAGTTGTGGTCATGGGATGAAATTGTGAAAGTTCCGTAATTGGCGGGCTTGAACTGGCCGCGTGCGTTGCGCTTGCGGCGGTCCAGGTTGATTTGCGTGAAGTAGCGGTCCTGCCAGTCGGCGTCGGCCTTCCGCTTCGCGTGGCGCTCAAGGGCGTCGGCCACGATCAGCGCGGCAAGCAGCATCGCGCCAAGGGTCAGGGTGAGTTCAGCGGCAAAGGTCATTGCTCGCCCTCCGTCATCTCCACGGCATCGTCCGCATCCCGCTCTAGCTGCGTCTTGCAGTCGGCAAGCCTTTCTGCGCGAACAGGGGCCATTGCGAGCCATGCGTTCACGACGTCCATGCCGAGGGCAGTCGAGCGAAAGCCCATCAGCCGCACCGTGTCGGCTTTTTCGTCGGGGGTCATGCCTCCCTCCCTGTTGCCATTTTGACTGCGATGCTCCGCAGATCCTCGTCTTCTGTGGCGGTAAGCTTGACCTTGCCGCCGTCCTTCGTCGTTACCCGAAGGTCGTCGCAACCGTAGCCAGACTGGTCGCCGGGGTATTCGGCACGCATCCAGACGACGGTTGCCTCAACCGTGACCTCAATGGCCTCCTGTTCGTCGTCGTCGTCAATCAGACGGTAAAGCGTATGGGTGAAGGTGGTCATGGCGTGGGATACCTGCGCTTAAGAAAGACCTTTACGGCACGATCTGTGTAAAATGCCTGCTCCTCGCAACCAGGGGGCGCTAACGGCCCGTCAGATTCATCCGTCCAAGTGTGCATCCAATCCCACTGCTTGCCGTCGATTATTGCACAATAATAGGTGACATACTCGTGGCGATGGTGCAGCAGTTCCAAATCTTGGCCCATAGCTTCTAATTCAAGGCCGTAGGCGATTTTCTCCCTTAGGTCATCGCTTAACACCACCCCGAACCCAAATAGGTCGTTTACCTCGGCAAACTTCGCTACCTCAAAGAAGCGATCAACGGACATGGGCTCAACGGTTTGTTTGCGCGTCCTCATCCGATTTTCTCCTTTTGGATCAGCGTCCAAGCGGCATCGGCAATCGCCGTGTAGCCGTTCGGCGTATGGGTGAAGGTGGTCATGTTAGGCGGTGACGACGGGCTGGAGATGGTAGCGGGACAGGAAGCTCTCCACCGATTCGGTATCGCAATGGGGGCGGTACGTGGAAAACGTGCCGTCAGCTTGCTTGAAGCTGTAAAGGACATAACCATCCTTTACTGCCTCGATGCGTAAAACTGTGTTGCCCCTCAAAAAGGGGTTGGCGTTAAACGATTCGTAGATTTCGCCGACCTGCGGCGTGCGTGTGGCGGTTGTCATGTTTAAGATTTGTCTCGGGTTTGCGTTGTGCTGCCCTCGACGAATCAGAGTGGACACTATCTTTGCGCTAAGCGCAATACATATTCCTTAATTTTTATCGGGTGGCGTCAAAATCCCTGACGCATAGGCGTTTGCAAGAATCTCTTTTTCTTTCCAGTAGTTCGCCCAACGCTGCTTTGCAGCCTCACGGCAAACGCTTTTGCTCCGCGCCATCTTGGGATTACCCTTTTTCTTTCGCGTACTCATTGCCGTTTCAGTATGGGCTAAGCGCAAGACTGTCAAGCGGCGACACCATCGCAGAACTCACGCAGCCGGCGAATGACCGCCTGCGCCGTGTTGCCGTCGCTGAACCTCTCCGCGAGCTTTGTCCCATTGAACTGCGTCGTGATAATCGTGGGCCGCCGCCATTGGAACCGCGACCGCAGGATCTTGAGTACAAGGGCTTCTTTTGTCGCCTGCATCTTGTCGTTGCCAAGGTCGTCAATCACCAAGACAGGGAAATGGATCATGTCGCGGGCGTTCTCGTCAGGCAGGTCAATCGACTCGACAAACGTGACCGCCGTCCCCTGCTCCATGATCTGCCGCACAAGCTGCCACGCCGCCCTCGTCTTGCCTGCACCGCTCGTCCCGTGAATCAGCAGCCCTTTGCCCTGCTTGTGGTCGTAGCTCAGCACCTTTTTCAGCAGCCCGGCATTGCCCTTCTTGTCGTCCCACGGCGACCGAAACTCGGGCGGGCAAATCTTTTGCCATTGCTCGGCCTGGATCGCCGCAACGCCTGTGCAAGCGTAGTAGGCGGGCTTGCACTCTTCGTGGATATTGACCGGAAACCAGCCTTCGCACCGTTCAAGCTGAATCCAATCGGGATGCAGCTCTATGCCGCATTGCCTGCATTTGCCCTCGTAGGGGTGCAGGTCAGGGTCAGGGGCCGCAATGCCTGTGAGCATCGGGCTAGCCTTCATTTCGGCCACAAGGGAGTCCATTGCGACCGGCTCGGGGCAATAGCGGTTGCCTACTGACTCCCATGCTGGCTCGGGTTCCAACGCTTCAAACGGAATTTCGGGTTCGGTGTTCATGTTATTTGAAATTAAACACTTCCTGCGCCATGCGCTTGGCAGCAATCTCGCAGTAGCGTTCCTCCATTTCGATGCCAATGGCCTTGCGGCCAAGGTCTTTTGCGGCGCGGAGAGTTGTGCCGCTGCCCATGAAGGGGTCAAACACCGGGCCCGGCCGGTCGCCAAGCCCCTTTGACAGCAATTTGAGCCAAATCTTATAGGGCTTCGGGCACGGGTGTCCGTTGTCACACTCGTCATGCTCGCGGTTCTCGAAGGAACACTTAGACAATTCGATGCCAGCCAAAGGGGATCGTCCGTAATAGAAAATGGGCTGAGAATCGCACCACCCCCAATGCTGCGCTCCTGAACCTGAAGGTTGCCACAGGCATCCAAAGGACTCGGGTTGCGGGTACAGGCAAAAGTTTTTATTCCCTGGGGTGACAATACTGGCCGTCGACCGCTCAATGGATGCCTTAACGATAGGAACCACCATCGACTCGATATATAGTGGCGTGTCCATTTCGGCGGTAAATGCCCCCACGTAACCACCACGGTTTCGCTCTCGGGATGTGCCGCCCCTACCCCCATTGATCCCGTATGGAGGGTCTGTGAGGGTAAGCGCAAAGGCGATTGCGCAGCGCGGTAACTCAGCCAGCCAATCAATAGCGTTAGCGTGATAAATCGTCACCGCGTCGTCTTGATAGTAGGGCTTCATGGTCAAAATCCTTTCGCGTGTTCTTCGGCGGTCACGACCGCCCTTTGCCAACTGACGGTTGTGTCCTTCGCCATTCCGCTGATTGTCCTGTCTGCCCTCAGTAGCCAATTGACAAACATCTTTCGCGTGAACTTGCGCCGATTGTTCGAGCACCAGAAACGAGCCTTGTCAGCCTCTCTCGCCACATCGACCCCGGCGTTAGCCGGGTCGGAGGCGAGCGAAGCGAGCCATGATTCATCTGTTTGTGTTTCTGCTTCTGTATTCTGCTTCTTGCTTATGCTTGTATCAACATTGTCCACTTTGGACACATGTGGACTTTTGTGGACAGCTGTGGACTCTTTGCGCTTTTCGGCCATCCATAGGCGCTTATATTCCCTTCGCTGCTCTTCACTGTGAAGTTTTCTGTAAAAATCGAAGTTGATTAGGCGCCATCCCCCTTCGATTGCTTCAAGGCGTCGGCCATCCTCTGTTTTTGACCTGGAATCGGGGTCTGGATCCAAAAGCCGTGTAATCGCCTCTCGAGCCTTATCGACAGGCACTCGAGCCACGCTTGCAAGTCCTGGCACAGAGCCTTGCACTACACCCTCCTTGTTCGCCAAAGCAAGTAGCGTAATCCAAACGATCCGCACATGGTCAGACTCGAGCCAGATTGTTGAGGTTAATATGGAAGCGTGGAGTTTAGTGTAGCCGTCAGTTTGCATGATTGTAGATAGTTTATGTCCACAATGTCCTCGAGGGTGGACTAAGCAAGTGCAAATAGTCGCTTGACAAAGAATCTCAAATCATCTGAGTTTCCTTACCAAGCCAGAGGGTACACGACCTTCCCCCGGCCTTACCGAGTGAAACCCACGGGTAGGGCCGGGGTTTGAGCACAAAAAAGCCGCCCGAAGGCGGCTCGCTCTAACTGGTCTGTTTGGGCTTGCGCTTCCGAGGTCGCTTGGCGTTCAATCTGGCTGCAATAGTTTTAGCCTCGCTTCGCACGCTGCCACCTAAACGGCCTAGCGCTACGGCGGCAGGGTTTTTGGATTTCATACTAAAACCCTTCGAGCTGAAACTGTTTTGTGGCATTGATTTTATTGTGTTTGAAAGTTGCGGTTAAAACTGTGCGCGGGCGCGGTTGCTTGAAAAAACGTGGGCGTAGTTGCCGTCAGGAAGGCATCCAGTAACAAACTCCTTATTCCAAGGGTTCTCGAGGACAGGCGTACCGTAGTTTTTCGCATCCTCACGCACAAAACGGTCGGTTAAGACTCTGACGGCTTCGACGTGGTTTGCCTCTTCCGTGAGGTCATAAGACCACGAAACAGTTATTGAACCGCGAGCGCACTTGGCGCGGATGCGGGAACCTCTAGTGTTGGTTGCGCTGATGTACTTGGTTTGTATCGCTTGCATTTTTTTGTTTGGTTTGTGTCTCGGGGTTGATTCCCTTTCGACGCCCACACAATACCCAATCGCTTGGCTAAATACTAGAACTATTTTCACTCTTTTTCTTACGATTACGCAAACGACGATGTAAAAGCCATTTACACAGCATCAAAGTTTATTGAGCTTGACACCCCTCGCGCGCGCGAGAATCAGTCAACCTGCCAATGAGCGCAACATCCCGCACCCAACGCGCCCAAAAAAACGTCCTCAAGCTTGCCCACTGGGAACGCGGCCCCGGCCAGCAACGCTTGACAGCCCACCGCAAACGCTCCACAACCCATCCCATGACACCTGGCACCGGAGACAGCATCCTCGACGGCGTAATCAACCCGGCTCCCAAGCCGAGCAAGTAGGCGCATAGCGCCCTAGCCACATGGGGCAGACTGTAGAGCAGTCGGGAATAGATGATCCTATGGTCATAGCCGAGGTTTGTTCGCGTTTGGCAAGTGGTGAGACCACGCGAGCCGTAACACGCTCTATATCAGCGAACTTTGAGCGAGCATTCTGGAAGCGAATGGCTTCTGACGCAGAATTTGCGGCAACTATCTCGCGCGCGAGAATCGCTGGTCAGGATGCGTTGACCGCCGAGACGATAGACATTGCTGACGAGGCCACCGAGGAGACGGTGCAAAGCGCCAGGCTTCGCATTTGGGCTCGTCAGTGGTACGCGAGCAAGATGGCACCGAAGAAGTACGGTGACCGCCAAGAGCTTGAACACAGCGGCGCATTGACGGTTAGCTGGCAGGGAGACGCGCCGAAAGTCTAGTGCATGTCACGATCCCATATAAGCCACGCGCCCCCTTCGTTCCCTTCCATAATCGCGTTAAGAGATGGGCAACTCTGGTGGTTCACCGAAGAGGAGGCAAGACTGTGGCCGGAATCAACGACCTCATCCGAGGCGCACTCACTTGCGAGAAAGCGAGTCCTCGATTTGCGTACCTCGCGCCGTACCGCCAGCAGGCCAAGCTCGTCGCATGGGACTACCTAAAGCACTTCACAGCGCCGATACCTGGCAGGCAAGTCCATGAAAGCGAGCTTCACGTTAAATTGCCGCGTGATGGACGAGTTACGCTATATGGTGCGGACAATTACGATGCGCTGCGCGGAATCTATCTCGACGGTGCCGTGGTGGATGAGCCTGCTGATATGGCACCCGAAGTTTGGACGGATTTGCTTCGGCCTGCTCTGTCTGATCGCCTTGGGTGGTGCGTTTGGATCGGAACGCCGAAGGGAAGGAACGCTTTCTTTCGGCTCTACGATAAAGCCTGCTCCGACCCGGACTACTTTACGATGATACTCCCGGCCTCGCAGAGCGGAATAGTCCCGCAGAGCGAGCTAGAATCGGCGCGCAAGGCCATGGGGCAGGAAAGCTATGACCGTGAGTTTGAGTGCTCGTTTAACGCGAGCGTGCCGGGCTCGATCTACGGCGATTTGATTGCCGAGCTGCGGAAGGCGTCACGCATATCCGACTTTGAGCACAACCGCGATATACCTTTCATAACCTCATGGGACGTTGGTGACAGCGACTACTGCGTGCCTGTGCTTTGGCAGCTTGAGGGGCGGCACATCAACTTGGTGGACTACTACTCGGGCACGGGTCACGGTCCCGGCCACTACGCCGAGAAGATCCGCGAGTGGCAGGCTAAGTACGACATGACGGTCAAGACGCACTACCTGCCGCATGACGCCGAGAACGTGGTGCGCGGCTCTAGCTGGAAGCGTGACCTAGAAAACGCCGGGTTACGCAACATCAAGATTGTCCCGCGCATCGACTACAAGTGGACCGGCATCAACCATCTGCGCACGCTGATCCCGAGGATGTTTATCCACAAAACGAACGCCAGCCGAGTGCATGGCAACAAGGGGCAGCAGATGCCGTCAATTCTCGACTGCCTGGAGTTCTACGCCAAGCATGAGGTCGAGGAGGGCCATAGAATCAATGAAGAGCCGATACACAACGAGTTCAGCCACGGCTCAGACGCCGTGCGCACCTTTGGCGAGGCGCACCGCTGCGGCATGATAGACGGCACATCGTTCACCGCCCGCGAGATGCGCAGCCGCCCAATTACAGCCTTGCGTGGACCGGGGCCGACGAGTTATCCCGTTAGGCGCAAGATCAATTCCATACGATGAAAACGCCACAACGACGGGAAGCCACGTCAACACAACTGCGCGTGCGGATTGAGCAGCTGGAGCAAGATGCGCGGGACCATGAGCAAGACATCTGCAACCTGTGGCAGCGCATCGCCAAACTTAGCCGCCCATGGTGGGCCTTCTGGCGATGACCTCCTTCCTCTGGGGTGGCGTCTGCGGGCTGATCGTCGCGCCTGTCATTGCTGTTGTAGTGTTTTGGTTCGCGGGCGGCTTCGACGACCTCGAAGGGCCGTGAGCCCCCTTGAGCAGATAGAACGCAAATACGCCGAAAAGGGCGTGGACTTCTACGAGCCGCTAGCGCGGAACATGGCGCGGGGATTTGTGTATTCGACGCCGAGCTTCTTCGTCATGGGTTGCCCGGATGGCGACAGTTGGTTCCTAGAGGCTTTCGCGGGAGACATGGCCGCAGTTTGGGCCATCATGCCGTACGCTCTACCGTACGTTTCCTTTGAACGCTTCGACGGCGAGCGGCGGCGGTATCGCCTTGACGTTCTGCAAAGGCTGACATTACGGTCAAGTGAACGGCATGAAACAGCGACCGCTTAGGCGTCAACTTGAACAGCAGCAGCAAGGCGGCAGCAGCAGCTCGCCCGCGATTGCCAGCGCACCCACGCCTACCCCTGCGCCGCCCGTATCGTCCACCAATCAACAAGTGGTTCAGGCCGAACTCGACACGGCGCGGCAAAACCTAATGAAGAAGTCGATCAAGAACACGATCTACGCGGGTGACACGGCGTACAAGGCTGGCGAGGTTGGATCGCCCGGCAATCCCGGTAGCGGCCCTTCAAGCTACAAGAAAACGCTAGGCTAACATGGCAGACGGCCCTGATAAATTGCAGGCTCTCGCCACTGAGCAGATAGCACGATACGAGGACGGATATTCAAAGTATCGGAGCGTTTTCGAAAACGATCATCAGTACATTGCAAATTACTTCCTCCCGCAAGATTCGGACATAAACACGAAGAAAACCGAGGGCGTTACCGGGTGGACAGACCAGATTTATGACACGACGCCCGTGCAGGCGGCTAACACCTATGCGGCTGGCGACTACAACTGGCTGACGCCCCCGCAGCAGCCTTGGGCAGAATTGGGCGCACCGAAGGAAGTGAGGGACGAGGACGGCGAGATCCCCGCAGATGCGCAGCAGTGGCTAGGCAAGGCAAGTGACGACATAATGGACGCCTTTGCTCGGTCGAACTTCCCGAGCGCAAGGGCGCAAAACGCGCTGGGCATCGGGGTGTTTGGGACGGACTTCATCCTCTTTGACGAGGACGAGGACGAGCCGGGCGAGTTCAACTTCAAGCATGTCAAGATCGGCACCTATGTGATCGAGGAGGATTACAAGGGCGTGGTCGATACGACGCGCACGCTGCGCGAAATGACCTTCCGGCAGATCGAACAGAAGTTCAGCAAGCCGAAGGACAACATCCCGAGCAAGATGCGGGATGCGGCGAAGGGGGCGAACGGGCGGTCGAAGAAGTTCAAGGTGCTCCATTGCATCTTCCCGCGCAAGGACTCGGATCGACTGCCCGACAGGAAGGACGGCGAGAATATGCCGATTGCCTCGGTGTTCATCTCGGTCGAGTTTAAGGAGGTTCTGCGGGTCAGCGGATACCATGAGCAGCCCTCCCTAGTGCCGAGGTTCGCCAAGTGGGGCACAGACAACGTGTGGGGCTATGGCCCCGCCTACCTTGCCCTGCCAGATGCTCGGGAACTGAACTACATCGCGCAGTATATGGACGCGGCGGCAGAGAAGCTGATTGACCCGCGCATCCTGGTTCCGTCGAACCTTGAGGGCGACGTTGACCTTCGGGCGGGCGGCGTCACGACCTACGACGAGAACGTGCCGGGCGCGATGCCGAAGGAGTGGGCGAGCGCTGCAGAATACAAGCTGGGCATGGAAATCATGGAGCAGAAGCGGGAGGCCATCCGCGACGCTTTCTTTAACAAGTCGTTCCAGCTCCTAAACTCCCAGCCGCTGATCGACAAGAAGATGACGGCTTACGAGATAAGCCAGCGGCAGGCCGAGAACCTTCAAGGCGTAACGCCCATGCTTGGGCGGCGCATTCCCGAGTTCATAAACCCGCTTATGCGGAGGGCGTTCGGCATACGCTTCCGCGCTGGCAAGCTGGGCAAGCCCCCCGAATCCCTCCTAAAGAGGTTGACGGCCACGACAAGCGCGCTGCGCATGCCTCAAGTGGTCGTCACCTCACGCATTTCAGACGCGATGAAGGCGCTTAAGAACCGAGGCACCGAGGAGACGGTGCAGTTCGTGCTGCCCATCGTGCAGCAGGCGCAGAAGCCGGAACTCTTGGACGTGTTCGACTTCGACAAGATCGTGAAGGATTACGCCATGAATACCGGTATGCCGCCTGATTCGTTCAGGCCCGAGAAGGGCGAAAACAGCGTCGCGGCACTCAGGGCGCAGAGGGCGAAGATAATGCAGCAGCAGAGGCAGGCGGCTCTTGCGGAACAGGTCGCCAAGGGCGCAAAGAACTTGGCTCAGTCGCCGCAATGGATGCAAGATGGCGCCGAGGAGGCCGCTACGGGCGGCAAGAAGTAATTGACAGTTATCCACAAGTTATTCACAACCCGCAAAGGACATGAGTTCACTCGCAACACGCTATCAGTGGTCGTCAACGAGCGGTAGCGCGTCGCCCATTACGACGACCAGCGCGGTCACGGTGCAGGCCGCTCCTGCGGCATCGACCACGAACGCCAACCCGCCGAGCGGTTCGCAGATTGCGCTCACGGACCTTGAGCTTTGCAATAGCTCTACCACGGCGTGCAACATTAACGTGGTTGCGAACTCGGTTGTGCTGGCGACGTTCTACCTGCCTGCGGGTCCGGCGAACACGAACGCCTCGACGGTGGTCGCCAATTTCACGACGCCCATCCAGTGCGGCAGGGGCAACGCGCTCACGCTGGTTTCCACGGCCAATTCAGTAAACGTCTATTGGAACGCCCGAGGGTTCACGTTCAATTCGTAAATAATTTCGATGGTCAGTGAGGCACGCCACGCCCGCAGAGTCCTGATAGGCATCCCGCTTCATGGAGGGATGGGCGATGCCATGAGGCGGGGCTACGGTAAGATGATGAAGGAGGGACTGGCCGACGGATGGGAATACGAATGGAAAGAGGTCGGCGGCAGCGGGATCACGGCGGCACGCAACTACCTGGCCGCAAAGGCGGTCAATGAGGGGTTTGACGTGCTGGTGTTTCTGGCGGGCGACATTGGATTTAGGGGTGACGACTTGCCCGCTCATCTGAACCGGGTTCTTTCGCACTTTAAGGACGACGTGCGGGGTTTGGTGGTAGGCGGCATCTACTTGTTTAAGCAGCTCCCGCCGCGCCTTGTGCTGGATCAGGACGAGAACCGGAACATCGGAAAGGACGGGCTCTTGCAGGTACGGGCCACAGGGACGGACTTCATGGCAATAGACGTGCAGGCTCTTCACGTCGTGATCGCCAAGTGGAAGGACGTTAGCCAGAAGCTCTACGGCGCAATAATCCCCTTGGAGTACGATTCCAACATGGAGAACAAGCCGAAGGCGCAGGGCAAGGCATGGAACATCTTTAGCCAAGGGGTGATATTCAGCGAGGACGGCACCGCGACCGAATGGACCACGGAGGACTTTTACTGGTGCCGCCTTGTGCGCGAGGCCGGGCTAAAGGTTTACGTGGACATGGGCATCCGCTTGCAGCATTGGGGGAAGGGCAATTACGACGCCGCTCAGGTCACGGGCATCGAGGAGGCGGCTTCCACCGCCATGCCGCGCTGGGAACATTCGGAGGTTGAATGAGCGATGCCGAGGAAAAGCCGTCCGAAGCCCTGCAAGAGTCCCGACTCAGGCAAGCCCTTCTCGCAAACGCCTTTGCCCAAGTTTTCGGTCAGGGCACTCGACGCAGCCAGGCGCAAACCCTTGTGTTGGGGCACCTCGCAGTCTGCGCCGGAGACGATGGCAATTCCTACAGGTTCGGTGACGCTAAGGACGGATTGGCCTTGGTTGCTGCCGGAATACACAGGGACGGAGCGAGATCCATCTTGAGAGTCATTGAACGCCAGGTTGAGCTTGCGGCGAAGGTCGCAAAGCCCTCTTTGGAGAAACCAAAAACAAAACGATAGGACGCCACATGGCAGACGACAACATACAAACAGCCAAGGTCTTGTTTAAGAAAAACGGGGACCTTGTGACGGACGACGAGGGCGATAAGATCAAAGTCGCCCATTACGACCGAAAGTCCGGTGACTTGGAGTTCGAGACCCGCGAGTTCTCGGTCAAATACAAGCGGCAGGTGCTTTCGGCCATCGGGACCGTGGACAATGGGGCGCACGACAGCGGGCTCAAGGTGAACGACATACGGATCAAGGGGCAGGCTGACGACAAGCCCGCCGGGAAGATCCCTCCCGCGCCCAAGAAAGACTCGACCTTGGGCGACACGACGCCCGCCTATGTCACTTGGCTCTGCAAGTGGTACCCCAAGAAGGCCGAAATCCTCTACGGCATCTACGTTGACGAGAACGGCGAATGGGTGAGGAAGAGCGTGCGCCGCCGGACGAGCGAGATGATCGACGACAGGGACGGTGCCTATGGCATCGAGAACGACAACGAGGGCAAGGGGTTGCAGGTCGGCCCCAAGAAGTGGCAGAAAGGCCCGGTGGATGTTCGCCACTATCAGGACGAGTTTGACGACCAGATTATCGCCCGGCGACCCACGCCGTGGAAGAACGGGGCAACGGTACTCTTTGAGCCCAAGGAAGTGATGGGCGGCTGGGATTACGAAGACGAGAGCAGCCTAGTGCAAAACAGCGTCGGAGACGAAAGGGACGAAGTAGCATGAGCCACGAATCAGACCTTAACATAGAGCGACTTGAAAAGGTCGCTTTCCAGATAGCACCCGCCTTCCGCGACAAGTTCGACTTCTCGCGGAACGAGGACCATGCGGCCCTTGCGGTCTTGGCGTTCGGCACGGCCAAGGCTTTGATCGCCCATTCCGACAATCTGCTAAAGGAAGCGCAGCTTCTTGACGAGGCCGAGGAGCTAAAGCAGGCGCAGGCCGAGGAACTTCTAAGGTCAAGGAGCCGCCCCAATGCCTGATACAGCCACAATAACACCCCCAGAAGCCGCGCCTGGAAACAACCCTAGCCCTGCCCCTACCCCGCCAAGCGTAGGCCAGCCATTCTATTCGGATTGGCTTCAACCGGACGGGACGCTTAACGCAAAGAGCTACGAACGTTTGCCCGAGGACGTGCGATGGGTTGCGCCGACGCTTTCCAAGTATAAGAACCCCGAGGAGCTGGTGCGCGGGGTTGCTAACCTGACGGCGACCGTTGGCAAGAAGGGGCTTCTGCCGCTTCCCGACAACGCCCCGCCCGAGGTCAAGGCAGAGCGGAAGGCGCTCCTTGACTCGTTTAACGGGGTGCCGAAGGAGCCCAAGGACTACGGCATCACCCGCGAGGCCATCGCCAAGGACCTGCCCGAAAGCCAGTGGAACCAGCCGCTTGCCGATGGGTTCGTGAAGTGGGCGCATGAAAACAGCGTTTCCCCTGCGGCCGCAAAGAAGCTGATCGCGCTGCAAACGGAGGCAGTCAAAAGCCAGCTTGCCGCTCAGGAGCAGTACGAGCAGCAGTTCGTGCAGCAGCAGGACAAGGCATTTGCGACCGTCGTGACCCGTGAGGGCATCGCGGCAGACAAGGCCAACGCCCTAGTTGAAAAGGGGGCCATCGCCCTTGGGCTAGACATTAACGCCGACAGCACGAAGCTGCTGCTGCGTTCCGCAGATGCCCGCCTCATGGCGATGCGTCACGCGATTGCGACGGGCGAGGACAGCGCACCAAGGGGTGAATCCCCCGACGCTGCGGCCAACGATCCGATGGCCCTCGCGTCGGACATTGCCCACAACAAGGCAAACCCGCTTTACGAAGCCTACTACAACCAGTCCCACCCGCAGCACCGATCCGTCAAGGAGAAGGTTGAGGGCTATTGGCGTCAGGCTGCGGCACGGCAAGCAAAGGGACGATGATACGCCCACTAGGCGACAACCTTGTCCTTGAGGTGCTTAACGCGCCCGGCAAGGTGGGCGGGCTCTACATGCCTGACACGGGGAGGCTGTCGGAGGCTACGGGAGTTTATTGCAGGGTCTTGGGGCGCGGTCCCAAGTGTAAGGACGTGGTGGTGGGCGATACGGTCCACCTGAAAGCATACGGCCAGCATCCCGCCGGAATCGAGATAAAGCACGAGGACAAGAACCTCGTGATGATAAGGGAACGCGACATTAACGGCATCGTGTCAGGATACACCCCGCCGAAGGAGCCCGAGTTTAAGGGCACGGCGGCATGGGGGATGGCTGGCAAGGTGGCAGAACTATCCGACACTCATGGAGACTAATCAGCTTTGGCCCGAGGATTACGCGCAGGGGCCGGACCACTGCGCCGACGTTCTTCGCGGCAGCTACGACATTGACCTGAAGCTCGACAAGCCCGTGTGCCTCGACATTGGGGCCAACGTGGGGGCGTTCGCCCGGTGGGCTTCGATCAAGTGGGTTGGCGCGACGTTCCATTGCTACGAGCCGCACCCGAAGATTTACGACCTTTTGAAGCGCACGATCAGAGACCACGGCATACAGGCAAACGCCTACAACGTGGGTTGCTCGGACAAGGAGGAAATTGCGGAGCTTTCGGAAGGGCCTGTCAATTCGGGGCAGAACTCCATTTGCATCGACTGGGGCACGCAAAAAGTGCCGATTCGCCTCATTGACTCGGCGGCACTCCCCAAGGCGGACGTGCTGAAAATCGACACCGAGGGGTGCGAGCTTCGCATCCTGCATGGGCTGGACCGCGTGGGGCGCATACGGGAGTTTAAGGCGATCCTCCTTGAAACCCACAGTGAGAACAAGCGTAAGGAGGTGCGGCAGTTTATGAAGGAGCGGGGCTTCACGCTATTCCATGAGAACCGCTGGCACTACGACTTTGCAGAACTAAAGTTCATCCGTGACGACCTCATGGCAAAGCCCGACGAGAGGCCGCTTGTTTACATATGCACGCCCGTCAGGCATATCGACATAAAGGGCTGCACGGCGCAGGAGGCGTTTGAAAGCTTGCCCGCCCACTACCGCGACCCGATCAACCAGCTTCTCAAGGAATCGCACGACGGTCATCTTGCTTGGCGCTTTGAGATGATGATCTTGCAGGGCGGCGGCGTTGCCCAATGCCGGAACTACGGGGCGAGCAAGTTCATGCTGTCGGATGCGGAGTTCCTGTTTTTCGTGGACTTCGACCTTTTGGCGTCGGCGCAAGATTACGTGAATGTCCTGTCGCACATGGGCGAGAATCTGGACGTTTGCGGCGGGCTATACACGATCCGAAAGGAGGACGGACATTGGGTGATGAACGGTTTTGACCCGCGAGGCATACAGAACAACTGGGGGTTGCAGGTCATGGAACTCGGAACGGGGTTCAAGTGCTACCGGAAGCGTGCGCTGGAAACCATTGCGAAAAAGAACCCTTGGATAATCTACCGCAATGACGACTTCGGCGTGGATGAATGGGGATTCTTCTCGATGGGTCCGGTGCGCGACGAGAAGCATTGGCCGGGACATGCCCGCTGGCTCACGGAGGACTACTGGCTCGACTGGCTTACCCGCGACGCAGGCATACCGATTGTCGCCGATGTGTCAGTCCAACTGAAACACAAGGACGGTGATAAACTGTTCCCTGCCAAGTTCCCGCCGCTTCCGGTGGGCCATGCAGATCAAAAAGAGCTTGCTAAGTCGAAGGTCGCTCCGGTACTTACAGGGCAGGACGCCACCAGTTAGGATAACAAATCATCAACATGGGAGCAGCTAACATCACTCGCGGCGTCAACAACAACGCCTTTTCGCCCAACCCTGACCTGGTTGCCCAGATCACGGGTTCCGGTGCACCGCTAACGGGCTTCAACGGCGCTACGACCATCGGCGCGGGCTTTGCACCGACGTATGCCTCGGCCATTGAAATCGGCCCCTTCATCGGCAACAACTACACCCGATGGGTGGACATTGTGACGAATTCGACCGTCGGCAACGCCACGGTCAATTCGGCCAACTTTGTGCCGCCCGCTGGCGGGTGTCTCTGGGTCGCCATCGACAACGATGCCACCGCCGCCCGCACCATCACCTTCGGCACGAACTTTCGCTCCACCGGCACCGTTGTTGGCACGAACTCAAAGCAAATTTGCGTTGCGTTCGTTTCCAACGGCACGTCATGGTGCGAGTTCGCCCGCAGTTCGTCTGCGGTCTAGTTCTTTGGGTAAGTAGGCCCTCCGGTCACGGACCATCCCTCTGGGTGATCCCCGGGACGCCGGGACTAAAGTTCCCTTGGGTCAGCGATAAGGTCGAAAGCCCGTTAATTGTCCGTCGTTCTTTCTACGAAGCATACAGGATTGGTTAGAAGTGAGAAAGCCCCTCTGGAAACGGAGGGGCTATTTTTTTGGCACTTGACAGTAATCTAGCGCGAGTCCATCCATCAGCCAAGAGCCGAGAAGCAGAAGATACGGTGCCTAGCACCCCTGCTCACTCCCCGACTCGAACAACGGTTCGATGATCGGCGCCCTACGGCATACCCGAGACGCGAACGAAGGGATCAGTAACATCTTTCGTTTAACACCTTACTAACATGGCCGGAGCAATCTGGACACTTCCCGCTCACTATCAGATCGCGTTTGACAACCACTTCCGCGAAAAGATGGCGCAGCAAATCAACCACCGTCTCGAAGGCACTTACGTTGTCGAGACGATCAACGGCGAGGCAAAACGCTTCGACATTATCGGTGCTCAGAACTACGCGATGCGGCAGGTAACTGCCCGTGCGCAGAAGACCGAACCCTCTGACGTTCCGTCGGCTTTCTACTGGGTGCGTCCGCGCCCCTATGACAAGACGACCTGGATCGACCAGTTCGACAAGACCCTGCTCGGTATGCTTGGCGACCCAACGAGCCCCACGGCGCGTCAGCACGCCATTGCGGCCAACCGCCAGAAGGACATCATCCTCCTGAACGCGCTCGGCGGCACGCGCTACACCGGATCGCAGGGCACCACGACGCAGACGCTCCCGACCACGGGCGGCGCGAGCGGCACGGGCCAGACGATTGCCGTTACCTACGGCAGCGGCGGCGCGAACAGCGGCCTCCAGCTCGCAAAGCTGACACAGGCGTCGTTCATCATGGACTACAATGACGTGGACGAGATGGACCGCTACTTCGCCTACTCGGCAAGGGAGCTGAACAATCTCATCACGAACGTGGATCAGGTAAACTCGGTTCTCTATAACGACGTTCGCGCCCTCCGCGACGGACGCATCAGGGACTTCATGGGTTTCAGCTTCAAGCGCACCCAGCTTATCCCCTTCGCCTCTGGATCGACGACGGTTCACAACTGTTTCGCGTGGCAGAAGAATTACCTCGTCATGGGTATCGGCGAGGACGTTGCGACGAAAATCGACATTCTGCCGACACAGTCGCAGGCCGTTCAGGTTTACACCGCCCTCCTCATGGACGCTACCCGCTCCGAGGACGAAGGTGTGGTCCAGATCGCGTGCGATTCCTCCGTCTAACCCAGTACCATAAACAATTAAGAAAAAGGACAAACTAACATGGCAACTTGGTACACAGACGTAGCCCTCGTTCAGCAGCAGTACAACAACTTCCCCGGTGCCCCCGGATCGGTCCAAATTGTTCAGCCGCCCTACTGGCAGAACAACGCGATTCAGGAAGGGCCGGGAGTTATCACGGCGACGTACACCGTTTCTAGCGGTGCTACGGAAACCGTAGGCGACACGATCAACATTGCGAAGCTCGAAGCGGGCTACCTGATTGATCCGTCGTTCGCCCACGTCAACACGGGGCTAACCGCCCCGGCAACCACGCTCACGATTTCCGTGGGTGACAACGACATGGGTCTCCTCGCCAACCTGCCGATTCCGAATCCGTCGGGTGCGCAGCCGACCTATGGTCAGGCAACGTCGATCTCGGCCCCGCAGTGGGTGTCGGGCACGACCTATGTGTATGGCAACGTGGTGCAGGACGCCGCCGCTTCGAGCGGTTCGTTCCAGCAGTACGACACCTACATGTGCGTCGCCTCGACGACCAACGGCACGACCGCGCCCCACAGCGCGGCCAACACCGTGTGGATGCCCTGCAATCAGCGGTACTCCAACTCGATTGACGTTCACGCTGCCTCTGGCAACGTGGCGTTTGCGGGTGGAACGCAACTCTACGGTGGCCCGGCCTCGATTCTGCCCTACGCGATTACGCCGGGCACGCTGGCGTCTGGCTTTACCGCCACCGCCGCGCTGAACACGCCGTACATCATCCAGAACGATTGCTGGCTTCAGGCTAGGATTCTGACGCTGAACACCATCGTGGCAAACACGGTGCTTGTCTTCCGCGTTCCGGTGATCGCGGCCAACTAACCTTGATCTGAACTAAACCTCAGTTCATTCCAAATGGGGCCGTAACTGCTTGTGGCGAGCGGTTACGGCCCTTAAACTTTAGGCCATGAATATCGAAACGGAACCTGTTAAAACCTTAAAATGCCAACGACGCTTTCATCCGTAGATATTTCCAATCTGGCGTTATCGAAGATCGGTGCCTATTCGATCAATTCCCTGCTGGACCAGACAAACCAGAGCAGCATCGTCTGCAACCAGAACTTTCAGGCGGCGTACCTAGACGTTAGCCGCTCGGCACGGTGGAACTGCCTACTCACGACGGCGTACCTGCCTAGCATCGCGCAAACGCCCCTTCCCGGCCAAAGCATAGCCCCGCCCTCGTCCTATGTGAATTGGACCACGGCGACCTTCTATCAGGCTGGCACGTACATTGCCTACGGCGGCGCGTACTATCAGGTGGTCAATTCCTACACCTCGGGTGTGTCCTTCTCATCGGATCTGTCGAACGGCTACCTTGTCCTCTACAACACGAACGGCAGCGTCGTCTCGGGCGCGGTACCTTGGGCTCAGTTTACCTACTATCAGGCGAACGCCTTTCTGTCCTACGGGAACTACTACTACATCGTCAATTTTAGCTACACATCCACCGCGAGCTTCATTAACGACCTCACGGCGGGGTATCTGACGCAGACCGACCAGCAGGCGGGGAGCACGGTCACGGACGCCTTTAGCGCGTTCAACAACGGCAGCCAGTACGCAAGCGGCTGGCCTTACCAGTACCAGCTTCCGAGCAATTTCCAGCTCCTTGCATCGCTGAACGAGACGGCGGCATGGGACTTTGATGGCGCGGGCAGCGACGATTACGAGATCATGGGGCCGTACCTCTTCGCCAACGCCTCAACGGCAACGATCCAGTACGTGCCGAACCAGCCCGACACGACGCAATTTGACGCGCTCTTCACGAACGCCCTTGCCTACAAGCTCGCGGCCATGATCGCAACGTCGCTCCGTCAGGACGGCGGAGAACTCTCCACCAAGATGGAATCCCTCTACGAGAGGCAGCTATCGAAGGCGCGTTCCAAGAACGGCGGCGAGCAGCAGGCGAGGCGGTTTAACGCCATCAGTTCTTCCCGATTCAACGCCGCACGATTCTTTGGAGTTAACGGGTAGGCATGACCAAGAGCCTTCACAGCCAGGTCAACTTCAATTCGGGCGAGTGGACGCCGAAGCTGGACGCCCGTGTTGACATAGGCAAATACACCACGGCGGCTCGAACCGAGCTGAACATGATAAGCTACAAGCAGGGTCCAATCACGCGGCGACCGGGCACGCAGTTTGTGGCGAACGCCAAGTTCCAGAACTTCGGCCAGTTCAACAATGCGGTCAACCTGCAATCGTTCGTGTTCTCGCCCGACGTCACGTTCATGCTCGAGTTCGGGAGCTACTACGTCCGAATCTACTCAGGCGGCACGACGCCTCAGCCTGTGGTGGTTTCGTCGGCCCCGGCATGGGTCAGCGGCCAAACCTACATCCCCGGCAGCTATGTCACGGATTTGTCGGGTGTTGCCCCGTACATTTACTACACGGCGAGCGGTGTCACGGGGACGACGGCCCCGCACAGCGACACGACGCATTGGGTGGCCCAGACAATCCTTGAGCAGCCTACGCCCTACAACGGCAGCGTCGTTTACCCCAACACCTCGATCTACGAGACGGACGTTTACACGCTGTCCTTCTGCCAGATTAACGACGTGATTTACATCACGCATCCCGATTACCCGCCGTACAAGCTGACTAGGTACACGAACACCGATTGGCAGATTCAGCAGGTCAATTTCCTGACCCCGCCGTTCCTTGACCAGAACGCGACGGACACGACCATTGCGGCAAGTGCCATTCAAGGAAACGGCATCACGCTCACGGCTTCCGCACCCGCTTGGGCAACGTCCACCTACTACACGATTGGAAACTCAGTCCTACAGGGCGGCGTAATTTACAACTGCCTATCCCCGCACGTTTCGGGCACGTTCGCAACCAACTTGGCGGCTGGCCTTTGGTCGGTCGTAACCATGTTTAATTCCGAGCACGTGAGATCAACATGGCAGCTTGCGACGCTGAATGAGGCAAATTACCTAGAGGTGGACGGCACCATTGCGGCGGGGTTTAACCCGACTTCCGGTAGCCCCGGCACGGTGGTTGTGGGGGGCACCTCGTCAAGCTGGCATGGGCTTCCCTACGCGTCGCCCAGCATTGCATGTTTGGGTGGCTGGGAGCTTTATTCCGAGGGCACTTGGGCGGTTGACTTGGCCTTGCAGCAGTCCTTCGACAATGGTTCCACATGGAACACTGTCAGGACGGAATCAGGCAGGTCTGACCGCAACTTTGACATCTCGGGCACGGCGCAGGAACTTAGCCTATACCGCTTTGTGCTGTCGATACCTAGCGGCATTTCGACCACGCCAGCGGGGACACCGGCCACGAACCCGCGCATCGTGTTCAACATCACAAGCGGGTTTATCTACGGGCTTGTCCAGATAACGGCGATAACGAACGCCTACACGGCCACGGCAAACGTGATTCAGCAGCTAGGCGGCACGGCGGCGACGATCTATTGGAGCGAAGGAGCGTGGTCCAATTATCGCGGGTTCCCGCAAGGCATTACCTCCTACCAGCAGCGTCTCGTCTATGCGGGGAGTGGCTACGAACCGCAGCGCATTTGGATGACGGTCACAAACGACATTGAGAACTTTAACCTTGGCGATCAGACCGAGGCCACCGACGCCGTCGTTATCGACATTAACGCGCCCTTCCGTGGGCCGATTCAGTGGCTTATTGCATCAACCGATTTGTTCGTTGGGCTGTCCGGCGCGGAATGGATCGTGAACTCAGGTTCCACGTTCAACAACGGCGTGTCGTCCGGTGCCGCCGTGACGCCCACGAACATAAACGCCGTCGAGCACTCCAGTTGGGGTAGTGCCGACAACGTGGACCCTATTATCATTGCCGACTCGGTTTTGTTCACGCAGCGCACGGCAACCACCGTTCGCCAGATGCAGTACGTCCTTAACCAGCAGCGGTACATTTCGGAGGACATTACGACACTTTCGGAGCACATGTTCTCGGCTGGCATCGTGTCTCTCGGATACGCCACCCGCTGGCGGCGTCAACCGCTCGTGATAGCGATCACACAGGCGGGCCAGTTGTGCACCATGACCTACGAGCAGGATCAGGAGGTTTATTCGTGGTCGCAGAACCGGACGGGCTACAACATAACGAACCCAAATACGGGCCAACTGCTCACGAATGACAACGGATTTGAGACAGTTTCCGTCATTCCTGGTCAGGGCCGAAACGACGATGAAATCTGGGTGGTCGTAAACCGGAACATTGGCAACGTGCAAACGCGGGTCATTGAGCGCATCAACCCGTTCAACTGGGAGGAAAACTTCACCTACTATCCGAACCAGCCCGCGCCATACCTGCCCTACGCCTACTACGTCGATTGCGGGACCACGATCCAGAACCCCGGCACGCTTACGCTAACAGGGCCGTACTTCAACGCCGTGCAGGGCCGCTGGCTCTCCGGTCTCGCGGACGGCAACGCCTTCGGCCCGATTCAATGCGTGCAAACCGCGGGCGTCTGGGGTGTCACGCTTCCGTCGTCCATCCCTACAAGCGTGGGCGTGGTCCAGATCGGCATACCGATTTATTATGAGTGCCAGCCGATGCGCTTTGACAGCGACTCGCGGGCGGGCGTAACTATGGGGCTTAACAAGCAGATTTCCAGCGTTTACCTTCGGGTCTGGAACTCGATGGGAGGCAACGTCTGGAACGGCACAAGCCCTTACACACTTTGGTACGGGGGCACGCTTTACTCGCCGGGAGCCTATGTCACGTCCCCCGCGTCTGGTCTGTCGTACCAATGCTGCGCGGCCACGAATACCAGCGTGGACCCCGCCCTTGGGCCGCAGACGTGGAACGCGGGAACGTCCTACGGTCTAGGCGCAATCGTGGTCTATAACCAGCAGGTTTATACCTGCATCATTGCCCCCGGCAGCAGCCAGGCGCCGCCCGCCGCAGACACGACTCATTGGGTGTTCAACTACACTTACCCGTGGGTGCTCGTTCCCTCGCCCGTTTACAGCCTGCCAAAGCCCCTCCAATATACAAACAACCCGTCGAACCCCTTTGCGGTCCCGTCGCTTGTCACGGTGCCGACGGACCTCAATATCACGCCCGCCCTGAACATCACGCCCGGCCAAGATCCGACCATTATCATCACGGGTCAGGACGCTCTGCCGTTGACGGTCCTCGGCTTAACGATCAAATACGAGATAATGAATGACAGGGCGTGACCATGACGATTCGCAACATCCAGCTTGAGAGTGATTACCCCATCATTGCGAAGTGGTGGGAAACGCATAAGGCTGTAAATATCCCGAAGGAGGTGTTTTTGCCAGCGGCGGGCTACATCGCCGTTGATGAGCAGTTAACTCCCGTTGCCGTAAGTTGGCTTTTTGTGGCAAGCGGAACTGTTGGCGGGATTGGAATGATTGAGTTTACTACGACCAACCCGGCGTTTGGCATTTCCAAAAAGCTATTGCAGGCGGTAAACGCCCTTTACGAGCACCTTGAGGTCGAGGCATGGTCGCGTGGTTGCAAAGCGGTCATGTCGATGGTTGAGGACGGCGGGAGCGAATCCCGAATCATGGCAAAACTCGGTTACGTCGATGTGGGCGGTCGCCCGCATCTCATTTACGGAAAGGCAATCAAATGCCGGTAGGACAACTATTCTCAGGGATCATGGGTTACGACGCGGGCAAGCAGGCCGCTGCCGTTGACGAACAGACAGCGCAATACAACGCCAAATACGATCAGGCTGTTGCGCAGCAGTTGCAGCTGGACACGCTGCAAAACATCAGTAACGAGCGTCAGAATGACGCCGTGTACCTTTCGAAGCAGGCGGCGGGCTATGCGTCGAGCGGCGTCTTGGCGACAAGCGGTTCCGCGCTCCACGCCCAGATCACGAACGCGGGCCGCTTTGAGCAGCAGATTCAGCAGCAGTACGTTAACAGCCAGCAAAAGCAGGCTGAGTATTATTCTCAGGCAAGCGTTGGGCTACTGGAGGGGCAAGCTCAGGCTCAGGCCGACAGGCTAAAGGGAACAATAGCTCTTATAAACGGAGCGACAAACGCCATCGGCACGGGTTACAGCAATTACCAAGGCAGCGGTTCAATCCTCCAAAGCATATTCTAAAATGGCCGCTGGAATCGTACCTGGATCAGAAGTTTCAACTCCGATTGGCGGGACTCAAATTGATCCCACTGCTTTTCGTAACGCCGTTTTGGCAAAGGGCGAGGTTCTTGGCACCGCGGGTCAGGATGTGGGAAAGCTATTTGAGGACTTGCAGCAGAACATGCAGGATGCCCGAAATGCCAAAAAGGTTTTCGACGCAGACTTGGCCTTGCAGCGCACGCATGACCAGTTTGTGCAGGACATCCAGAAAGACCCGAATCTGGCCAAAGACCCGGATACATGGGTGCCCGAATACACGCGCAGGGTTCAGCAGACGACGGACTACCTCATGGGGCAGGAGGACTTGTCGCCGGTAGCAAAGAAGCACTTGGCCATGATGACGGCCAACTTCAAGCAGACGAGCGTGTCGGCGGTCGGCATCGAGGCGCTGAAACGGAAGACAAGCGACGTAAAGGAAAGCGGTTTTGCGGCGGCAACGGCGGCGCTACAGGATTTGCATGTGGACAAGGCGAACGTCATCTACGACTCACTGAACGAGAATGGCATTATCGGCCCCCGCGAGACCGCCATGCTTAAGCAGCAGGCGCCGAAGATCGCCGCCGAGGCTGCCGCCAATACGGCCATAACCACGAACCCGCTGAAAGCCCCCGAACTCATCAAGAAGTTTGAGGGGGTGATCGACCCGCAGAAGTTCCGCACGCTGTCGCGCATCGCCGACGAGTCCAGGAACCGTGTCCAGCGCGAGAACTTGAACGACCTTTCCGACCAGATGCAGGACAGCCCCGACAGGACGCTCGACCCGAAGGCGCTTGCCGCCAAGGTGAAGGCAGGCGAGATCACACAGGAGGGTGCCGACAGGCTCCTAAACCGCATGAAGCGCAACAGCGCCGAGGAGGACAAGAAGGAGGCCGCCTACGTCGCCCTCGACATAACCGACCACGACTGGGTTGCCGACGACAAACCGCAGGATACCGCGAAGAAGATGGCCGAGCGTATCAACGGCATCCAGAATCCCGGCGAGCGCGAGAGGCTGACCGAGAAGCTAGACCGCTACATGAAGGAGGCGAAAAAGGAGGGGCAGAAGGCGGAGGCGCCGGTGCACGCCACACAGGTCGAGCAGATGAAGCAGGCTTATGAGGACATCGTTGGCCTCGTTCCCACTGGGAACCGGGACAACCGCGGAGTGCCTTACGTCAAGGGCGGCCTCGAGAAGATCGAAACCATGTCGGCGGCTGACCTGCGCACGGCCTACGGGCCAAAGGCGGTGCGAGCCCAGATCATGGAGCGCGAGTCCAAGCGAGCCACGGCGGCACGGGATTGGTACGCGAACGCCCAGAAGCAGTATCTAGACTGGGCTCACAGCGAGCAGGGACAAAAGGCCAGCCCGACAGAAGCGGAAGCAGAGCGCACCCGCTTGGGATTTGGATCCTATGCTTCCCCGAGGGATGTCCGCGCAGACTTGGACGCGAACAAGATCACACCCGACGTTGCCCGCAAGATACTCGCCATCCGTTTCGGAATCTAAGCCGCCGTGACAGAAGCGGATCAAATCCTATACGGCAAGCAGGAGGAGACTGCCGCGCCGACAAGCCAAGCCGATCAGATCCTTTTCGGCAAAACCGAGCAGGAGCATCCCGAAGGCTACCATCCTGCCGACGCTCAGATCAGGCCCTCCACGACCGCCGAATCCCTGGCGATGGACTGGCAGAATCTGACGAGGGGTATCTTCTCCGCAGGCCCCATCGCAAACCCTTTCGGCAGCGGTCCCAAGTCCACGCAAAAGACCGAGGGCGTCAAAACCGAATGGAGCGACTTGCCGCACAAAGTAGGCGGTTTGGTAGCGGAACAGGCACTAGACCCTGGCAACCTTCTTTCCATCGCTGGCGGCAGGGCGTTGGGTCCGACGGCAGAGTCGGCCATCGGTCGCGGGTTTGGCGGGTATATGCTTTACGGTTCGGCAACGGGTGCCAAAAACCTTTACAACGAGCTAAAGGACCCCGACGTCACCGCAGCGCAAAAGACGTTCGACACGTTTGCCTACACGCTCCAGACGATCCTTGGTATCGGCGGCGTCAGCGGCAAATACAGCACTAATTTCGACGAAAGGTCGAAGGTTGCAGACGCCAATGCTGGCACGCTCCAGAAGCCTCTGATAGATCCAAAGGACTTGCACGGGCAGACACCGACAGCCCTTGCCGCAACTTTGCAGCAGGCAGCGGCGAAGGCACCACCCGAGCAGCAGGAGCTTCTAAAGTCTGCGGCAGACCAAGCCCAGAAGATTGCCGACATGGAGCCTGCCGCTGTGAAGAAGCTGTCCGCCGCGGCGCAGGCGTGGGACGACGTGCTAAAGACCGTCGCGCCGCAGGCACGGGGCGACAGGGCAGAGATCACGGCGCAATCGCTCCGCGAACACGGGGCGGAACTCGCGCAGCGCCAGAACCGCGCCGAGGCTGCGCTAAAGGAATCGAGCGACATCCTGATGAAGATGGACGCCGACAAGCGGTGGGAGGCGGTTGACCGGATCGAGAACAGGGAGGCGCAGGAAAACGAGGACCTGCAGGGCTTTGCCGACACCGTCCGGACGATCATGGACACGAAGCGCGACGAAATCCGCGCCTTGGGGACCGGCAAGCTGGAGCATTTCATTGACGACTATTTCCCGCATATCTGGAAAGACCCGGAAACTGCCGTTGACGCCTTCCAGAAGGCGGGAGCGCGGGCACCCTTGGAGGGCGACAAGAGCTTTTTGAAGCAGAGGACCATCCCGACGATTGCCGAGGGAATGGAGCTTGATCTCGAGCCCGTCAGCACAAACCCCGTGGACCTCCTCATGCTGAAGGCCCACCAGATGGACAAGTACATCACGGGGCAGAAGTGGCTTCAGGAGATGAAGGACCGGGATTTTGTGAAGTTCGTCAGGGCAACCGAAAAGCCTCCAGCGGGTTACACGAAGATCGACGACAACATTGCCACCGTTTACGGCAACCCTTCCCACCCCGGCGCCGTGCAAATCGAGGGTTACTACGTGGCTCCGAACGAGGTTGCGCAGGTCGCCAACAACTACCTTTCGCCCGGACTCCGGGGGTCGCCGTCCTTCCGGGCCTACCTTTCTGTTGCTAACTCAGTCAACCAGTTCCAGTTAGGATTCTCAGCCTTCCATCTGGGGTTCACGACGATGGACGTGGCGACCTCAAAGCTGGCCTTGGCGCTGGAATACGGCGTTGAGGCTGGCCGCAAAGCGAGCCCGCAGATGGCCGCCAAGGCCCTGAAAGCCGCCGGGGGTATCCCAGCATCCCCCATCACTAATTTGCTCCAAGGAAGCAAGGGAATGGCCGAATGGATGCGTCCTGGAAGCCAAGGTGCGGAGATTGCCCAGATCATGGAGGGATTAAAGAAGGGGGGCACCCGCGCCAAGATGGACAGTTTCTATCAGGCGAACCTCTGGAAGCAGATGAAGGGGGCGATTGACGCCGGTCGGACGGCAGCGGCAGAGGGCAAAAAGGTCGAGGCCGGGAGGCAGTACGCCACCGCCGCGCTGGAGGCCCCGTTTGCGCTTATCGAGAAGCTAGGGGAACCCCTTATGTCCTATATCGTTCCGCGCCAAAAGCTCGGCATAGCGATGGACATGATGAGGCTCGAAATGGAGAAGATGGGCCGCAATCCGGACGTAGACACCGTGCGCAAGGCCGCGGGCAAGGTGGTTGATTCCGTGGACAACCGCATGGGCCAGATGGTCTATGACAACCTTTTTTGGAAGAAGTGGATGAAGGACATCAGCATGGCGACCGTTCGCTCGGTGGGATGGAATATCGGCACCGTCCGCGAGATAGGCGGGGGGATGAAGGACTTCGCCAAGGCGGGGTTTGCGCCGGTGAACGAGGCCAAGGCCCCGGAGTTCACGCACCGCATGGCCTACGTTGTCGCCCTCCCTGTCATGTCCACGGCGATCGGGTCGATCTACTACTACCTCCAGAACGGCAAGGCGCCGCCGACCCTCTTTGACGCCAACTACCCGACGACCGGGGAGGTTGACCCGCAGGGCCGCGAGGTGCGGATGCAGTTCCCGAACTACATCAAGGACATGATGCACTACGCGCATGACCCCGTTGGCACCGTGACGGGCAAGGTGAACCCGGCCATAGAGGACATGCGGGAAATGTTGCTCAACAAGGACTACTACGGGCAGGAGATCAGGCACGCGGACGATCCCTTTGTCAGTCAGCTCATGCAGGAACTCACGTTTGCTTCGAAGCAGTTTGAGCCGATAGCGTTCCGCAACTATGAGACGCAGGCGGCGGCAGGCCAGACCGCCGCGGAAAAGGCGGGCGCTTTCGTCGGCGTCACACGCGCCCCGGCATGGATGGGAGAATCCGACGCCGAGCGCCTAGCCGGCGAACTCGCGGGCAACAAGTTCAAGAGCGCCGACTCCCCAGACTCCGCCCGCGTTCATCAGATCCAGAACGCCAAGCAACTGCTTCGGAGCGGGAAGGAAGATCAGGCCAACGCCATTCTTGACTCATTGCAGGACGCCGACCAGTTGACCGACCGGCAGCGTCAGAACGTCGTCAACGGGACAGACCGGACTTATCTCGAGAACGCCACGGCGCACTTGACGATCGACGGCAGCGAGTCACACGGCGACCTCTGGCGCGTGTTCAGGGCCGCAACCCCGCAGGAACGTGCAGCCATTGCCGACCACGTTCAAAGGCAGATTGACCGCGCCAACATACCGGAGAAGGATAGGGACGAACTTCAGGCTCAGTTTGACAAGCTGATGCCCCCTACGCGCAACATAGACAAGACCCTACGCTGATGCCAGAACGCGAAACCAACGAATTTGCCTCCTGCTTCTGGGAGGACTACGGCAAGGGCTCCATGCAACCGGACGAGGGGCAGACGCGATTAGAGGAAAGCGATGCGGGCCATTGTGACGCTGCGGGGGTTGACGACGATGAGTGAACGCATCAAGGCGGCGGCGATTGCGGAGGATGATGGCACCTACAAGGTGGGTCGCCACCATGACGACATTGAGAACGGCGCGCCTGAGAGTAAGCGCAAGTTCCTGACTACCGAGGG